GTGGAGCAGGTGCGGGAGCAACCGGGGTTGCAGGAGATTTCGGACGAGCTGGAACGGCTTTCCGGGCGCTACCAGACAAGGATGGAGGAATGGCTGGATGACCAATCTGCGATTTAAGGAATATGTTTTTCGCCATAATCCTGCCAGATTGAAGGTCAGCCGCTGCCAGAAGGTCAGTCGAAGCTGCTGCTACGGTGTGGGAGAGCATTTGCAGCTGCTGGGAAACGGACTGACGGTGGTGGAGGGAGAGGGCGAACTATTTGGAGTCGATGCGCTGGAGCAGTTTTGCGCTTTGCAGAAGCTGGCTGGACAGGGCGCAGGTCTGCTCAGCGGAGCGGGTCTTGAGCCGATGCAGGCGGTGCTGGAAGAGGTGGAGATGGTTGGAGTCGGCGGGCAGGAGCTGGTGGAGTATCGGGTCCGGTTTGTGGAAGAGAGGAAAACAAAGGCATGGAATTAAATGTTTTTGTGGAGCTGCTGGACGGCAGCCGTAAGCAAATCGGAGGGATGACCCTGTTTTCCTGGGTTTGTTCGGCAGATACGCCGGCGGACAGCCTGAAGGTGCGGTGTTTGCAGCAAATCAGCGCCGAGGTTGCCCGCATCGAGGTGCAGAGCAGCGGCAGAAGGCTGTTTCGAGGGCTCTGCGACCGCCAGAAAACCTCCGTTGACAAAACCGGATGCCACACGGAGCTTTGGGGACGGTCGGATGCGGCGGTGCTGATGGACAACGAAGCCATTCCACAGGAGTACAGCCGGGTAACCTTGCAGGAACTGTTTGAAAAACACATCAAGCCTTACGGGTTTCAAAACGATTTGCCGCAAGCGGCAGCATTGAACCGCTTTCGGGTCGGCAAGGGAGTCAGCGAATGGGAAGCTTTTTCGGACGGCTGTATCCAAGCGCTGGGACAGCAGCCGTTTGTGCATCTGTCGAGGGTGAGTGCAAGGCTGCCGGGGAAGCAAAGCCATCAGGTCGGTGCGCAGGATGCGGTGCTGCGCCTGAGCCGGGTGGTGCGCAGAGAGCAGGTCATTTCACAGGTGCTGCTGCGGGACGAATGGGGCAGGTACAGCACCAGGATTGAAAACCCGCAGGCACAGGGGCTTGCCATCCAAAGAAGACGCTGCTTGATTCCTTCGGCACAGTGGGAGCGTCCGACAGCGGATGTCCGACGGCGGATGGAGCGGTCGATGGAAGGCAGAATCCGCTGGGAACTGGAGTTGGGAACGCTGGTGGACTGGGAATTGGGGGATCAAGTCCGCGTGCAGCTTCCAGAGGGAGGGTGTACAGGAAGTTTAATCAGCAAGGAACTTCAATATGAGGACGGCAGGGAGCGCAGCCTGCTGATTCTGGAATAAGGAGGGGTACAGATGTGGATTGCAAAGAAGGGCACAGGCAGAAGCGCGCAGCAGAAGGAGAACGGATGGCTGCGGGCGGAGAGCGCAAAGCTGGGGGAACAGTATGTGGTCGGTAGCTGTGAGTACCGCCGGTTGCAGCGGTGCGCACCGTATGGGATTTACACAAAACCGCCGAAGGGGACAGCTGTGCTGGTGCTGGGTTCTCAGGGCGGAGAGGTCTGTCTGGGCGCGGTCA